GTTTTCTGCTGGAGGACGTCTCCCATATATTTTTCGTTGCTCAGCATCTTGTCGATAACGCCGGGACACCACTTGGTACGACCGGTGACGGTTTTGATGCCCCCAGACTCTAATATCCTGGTAATCTGTATAATGCTGTTCCCTTCAAGGTAAAGCCGGAAAATCCGCCTGACCAGCTCCGCTTCCTCCGGTACGATGACCAGCTCTCCGTTCTTATCCTTGGTGTAGCCTAGAAACTTATTGTGGTTTACCGAGACGATTCCGTTTTCAAACCGCCTGACAAGACCCCACCGGGTATTCTCACTGAGGTTCCGGCTTTCCTCCTGCGCCTGGCTGCTCAGGATGGTTATTAATAACTCGCCGGTGCTCTCCAGCGTATTCACGCCCTCTTTCTCGAAAAAGACGGCCACATTCTTTTCCTTGAGCTTGCGGATGTTCTGGAGGCTGTCCACCGTGTTTCTGGCGAAGCGGCTGACCGACTTGGTGATGATCATGTCGATTTTTCCGGCCATGCAGTCCTCGATCATGGCGTTGAAGTCATCTCGCTTTTTAGTGTTGGTGGCGCTTTTGCCGTCATCGGCGTAGATCCCGGCAAGCTTCCAGTTGGGATTGCTCTTTATTTTCTCGGTATAGTAGGAAACCTGTGCTTCGTAGCTGGTTTCCTGCTGCTCCAGCGTGGTGCTGACGCGGCAGTATGCCGCCACCCGCAGGGCTTTGAACTGGGGCTTTATGCTCCTGTCATACTCCGGCTTGGACGGTATGACGGATATGCTTTTCTTTTTAGCTGTCGCTGTCTGCATCATTGCTTCTCCTTCCTTTGATTAATATCCGGTTTCCATGGTTAACCCATTTATAAATTCAAGCACCAGCCGATGGTCGGCGTAGACCGTGATTTGCTTTATCACCGTCCGAAACAGTTCCTCATCGAACCCTTCGAGAGGCTGTCTGCCTGAAAACGCCCGCTTCATCTTTTCGGTGTTATATTCGGCGTCATCGATCCTTGCCGTTTTGTAAAAGGCTTGTGCCCGCTTAAAAATAAGAGCCGGAAGCTCCCTGGACGAATACCGCCCTTCCGCTTCCAGCTCCTTAATCCGCTGATCCAAGCTATTAAATTCAGGGTTATTGGGAATTGGCTCTTTCTTAGGCGTCCGGTCGAGGATTTGCATCCTTGCAATAATCCGGTTGGCTGCCTCAAGGAAGGCTTTTTCAAGCTGCTCGTCCGTGAGGAAACCGCACCGGCAGCACACGCGGTTCCTGTAAATATACCTCTTGCACTTCCAGAAGGACTTCTCCGACGGTCTGCCGCAGTGTTCGATGTATTTGCGGTAAGCCTCGCCGCATTCCCCGCACCGGAGCTTTCCGGTGAACGGATACTGGCGGTTTGCACTGCTTGGCTGGATGCTTCGCCCCAACTGCTCACAGCGCTCCTTGCGCCGTTTCCGCACCTGCTCGAACAGCTCGGCGTCAATCATCTGCGGGTAGAATTCATCCCCAAGGTATTTGACATTCTCCAGTATTTTGCCGATGGACCCATGATTCCAGGAGGCTTTATTGTTGGCATTCGGAAAGCCCATTTCGGTAAGCCTCTTTGCAAGGGCGGAGGTGGAGGCTCCGAACAGATAGTCTGCGAATATCCTTTTCACAACAGCGGCTTTAGGTTCATCAAGCTGTATTTTTCCGTCCGCCAGCTTATACCCGATGGGCATGTGCCTTTGCGTCATCCTCCATCGCCTCCTTCCCGCGGGGTTCGGACAGCTCCAACCGGTTGATGAGCCGGAAGGTGATTTGTCCGTTTTTCTGTATGATGACCTTGTCTATCGCCTGTAAAAATAAATCCTCACGGTATTCTTCAATAACGTGAGAATTGTTTCTGATCAGCTCCAGCAGCTGCTCCGTTCCGGCAATCTCTCGGTCGAAGCCGTTATTGTCCAGAAGCTGGCTCCTTTTCTTTTTCACAGCGGCAAGCTCTATAGTCAGGGCATTCTGACGCTCTATAAATACCGCAGGGTCGATATACCCCTTCGATACCAGTCTGCTGAGTATATGACCCTGCTCTGTAAGCTCCATGATTTTGTTGCTGCATTCTCCGATTTCCCGCTCCTGCCGCTCGTCCATCCGGAGCTTTTTAAGCGTATCCAGCAGGGGAGTGAGGATTTCGGCATAATTGCTTACAAGCTTGTTCCACATAATGGTGAAGGCCCATTGAACCTCATCCTCCCGGACTGCCTTCCGGCTGCATTTGGTGTTATCCAAAATATGCCGGCGGCAGCACCATTGGATTTTTTCATAGGGCTTGCCGATGTAGATTTTCTGTCTTCTAAACGTACCGCCGCATTCTCCGCAGAGGATTTTGCCGCTGAAGGCGTACCGGCTCCGGTATTTCTCCGGATCGTCCATTCCCATCTGCTTTCTGCGGTACTCAAGGATTTCCCTGACCGCCTCCGCCTGCTCATGTGAGATAATGGGTTCATGGTTGTCCTCAATCAGGTACTGGGGAAGCTGCCCCTTGTTTTTCTGCCGTTTAAAGGGCAGCACCTCTGTGGTCATGGTTTTCTGATGAAGCAGCTTTCCGGTGTAAATGGGATTAAGCAGTATTTCCTTTATCACGCCGTCGTTCCATTTCTCAGCCGCGCGTATGGTGGGGATTCCTTCCTCTGATAAATCTTTGGCGATTGCGTAAGTGCCCTTGCCGTTTAGGTATTCACGGAAGATCCGCCGGACTATTGCGGCTTCTTCCTCCTGAATTATCAGCTCGCCGTTTTCATCCTTGGTATAGCCGTATGCGGGAGTTCCGAGGATGAAGGTGCCGTCCTGAAAGCGCTTTACTGCCGCCCATTTATTGTTTGTGGAGATGCTTTCGGCTTCGCCCTGGGCCAGAGAGCTTAAAATGGTCAGCATCAGCTCGCTTTTCTCCGACAGGCTGTCGATATGCTCCTTTTCAAAATAGACGGCGACGCCAAGCTCCTTCAAGCGGCGGATCGCCTCGATGCTGTCCACCGTATTTCTGGCAAACCGGGTCAGGGATTTCGTGATGATCATATCAATTTTGCCATCCTCGCAGTCCTTCAGCATCCTCAGGAAGTCATCTCTTTTTGCAAGCTTCGTCCCGCTTCTTGCCTCATCGGCGTAAATTCCGGCAAACTGCCAGTCCTCCTGGTTTTCAATCAGGGCGGTGTAATACTCCAGCTGTGCTGTAAAGGAATTCTGCTGCTCACGGGAGTCGGTGCTAACCCGACAATAGGCGCAAACCCGCTTTTTGGGCTGCAATTGCCGGACGACCTGCTGCCTGACAGGATCGATTTTTGTTATCTTTTTTGCCATGGTTTTCTCTCCTTTCTCTCGTTTTTGGCCTCCTGTCAGCAACACACAATACCACACAAGCCTTGAGATATCCAGGTGTTTTTACGCATATACCTCGGAAAGCTCCGGCGTGAAAGTCTGACGGTTCAATTCGTCGATTTTTTTGTACTCAGCGGGGGAGATAAGGCCGTTACGGAGCATGATGTCCAGCAGCTTTAACGCTACCTTATACTTGACTTCATTGGCCGCCTGATTCTTTGACATACCGTTCACCCCCTGTTTACCGCGGAGAAAGGGAAGGGCTATGATATTCCAGCCGGATTTCACCCTCCAGCGGTGAATAAAGCTTGATGCCCAGCTGATCCAATCCCCTCAGAAACTCAAGCGTTTTGGTGGTGTCCCGACCCAGGCAGACTAGCCTTTTTACCAGCAGGATATCAAATTTCCCGTCCGCGGCGGCTTTCATGATCTTCTCAAGACCGGCACGTTCAAAACCCGGGCCGCTTCCAATATCCTCAGCTTCGCCAGCAACCACAAAACCCATCTGCTCGGCATAATCCATAAGCTCCTTTTTCTGTCCCTTCAGGGCGCCGTGGGCGTCCTCCGGCGCGTCGATCATGCAATAAAGCCAGGCGCGTTTTTTCTGTTTCATATTTCAAGCCTCCATTTTTTGATATTTTGAATTTAATCTCAGAAGGATACGGCAGGACGGAAAAGACCGCCCTGCCGCATAGTTTCCGAGATCAAAAAATGATCCGCTTGTTCTTCATTACGAATTGCCGCTTCTATTCGACACTACTTCCCGAAGCCAGGGCGGCAGCATAAACGGTTTGTGGTCGGCAAACCTCATAGGAATCTCACCTCTCCCAGGATCTCTGCGAGCCGCCCCCATTGCTTGAGTCTGTGGCTGGACGGAAGTAGCATTGTCACTGTCCATTTCATTGCGATACGGCCCACCACAGACCGTTTTATGACCGGGCGTTCCCGCTCGTCACCTTCGATGCCATCGGTTCGACGGATGCCTGTCACCCATCCGCAGGCAGTCTTGGCGCGCCCGTCAACGTCGCTGCTGCTTTTCACACGGCTGGACAGCTCATGTATCTATGCTGCCGGATATGAAATTTACAAGGATCAGGAGGGAGAATAGAAAAACCCCCTCACTTACTTTCACGTTGAGCGAGGGGGGGG